ATCGGCACCGAGACGATCTACTACGGCTGGATCAACAGCAGCACGCAGCTTGGCGGCGTGTTTCGAGCTCAAAACGGCACCAGCCAAACCGCCCCTTCTGTCGGCACTTCCGTGTACGTCAACAACATCCCCCGCGTTACGGTCTGGCCAACGCCGGATCAAGGCACTGTGGGCAACCCCACGTACCAGTTTGTGTACTGGCGCATGCGCCGGGTGCAGGACGCTGGTGGCGGCGTTAACGTGATGGATGTGCCGTTTCGGTTCATCCCCTGCATGACGGCGGGGTTGTCGTACTATATGGCGCTCAAGGTTCCCGGAGCGATGGATCGTCTGGGTGTGCTCAAGCAGCAGTATGACGAGGCTTGGGAGCTGGCTGCGCAGGAGGACCATGAGAAGGCGGCTGTGCGGTTCGTGCCGCGCAGGCAGTACATTGCTGGGGCGTTCTAATGCCCAATCGTTTTTCGTCCGGCAAGTTTGCGATTGCGCAGTGTGACCGCTGCAACTTTCGCTTCAAGCTCAAGGAGCTCAAGACATACACGCTCAAGACGAAGAACGTGAACATGTTGGTGTGCCCGGCTTGCTGGGACCCCGACCATCCGCAGCTTCAGTTGGGTATGTACCCTGTGGAAGACCCGCAGGCTGTGCGCAACCCCAGGCCGGACATCACGTATCGGTTGGGGGGCAACAGTGGTTTGCAGCTCTCAAACATCAGCGGTACGGACCCGGACGAGGACGGTACGGCCACAGGCGGTAGCCGTATTTTTCAGTGGGGCTGGAATCCGGTTGGCGGAGCGAGCTTTTTTGATGCTGCTCTAACACCAAACAACTTGGTGCTGACAGTAAATTTGGGCACAATTACGGTTGCAACGACATAAGGAGTCGATCATGATGGACGCAAAGAAGGCTGTGCATAAACATGAGAAAGCCATGCACCCTGGCAAACCCCTGACCAAGATGAAGGCTGGTGGCAAGACCAACGCCGACATGCTCAAGTACGGGCGTAACATGGCCAAGGTCATGAACCAGCGTAGCCCTGGCCGCAAGGGAGGCTGATATGAACACCGACGACTTCAAGTATTTCCCGGCGGAGACCAAAGACCCGATTGGAAAATACATCCAGCCCAAGGTCTATCCGTCTGTCGTGGTGGGCGAAGAGCCCGCCAAAGAGACTATGCGCAAGGCCAATGTGGCTGTGGCTAACACCCGCAGCCAAGACTATGAGCCGACCAAAACCAGCGGCACGATGATGCGTGGCGGCGGTGCGGCAACCAAAGGTAAAGTGTCTCGGGGTCCAATGGCTTAATATGACGTACGACGAACTTGTCACTGCTGTAACGAACTACACGGAGAACAATGTCCCGAACGGGGACATGAACACGTTCATCCGTCAGGCCGAGCAGCGCATCTACAACACGGTCCAGTTTCCGTCGTTGCGGAAGAACGTGACAGGTCTCACCTCGATCAACAACAAGTACCTGTCGTGCCCAAACGACTTTCTTGCGGCCTATTCAATGGCTGTCATTGATGCCACCGGGTCGTACGAGTACTTGTTGAACAAAGATGTGAACTTCATCCGTCAGGCGTACCCAAGCCCCAACGACACCGCCATCCCCAAATATTACGCGCTGTTTGGTCCGACCACGACATCGGGGGCAAGCCCACAGACTACCAATGAGTTGAGCTTTATCCTTGGACCGACACCAGATGGCGCGTACTCGGTTGAGTTGCACTATTACTACTACCCGGTGTCCATCATCCGTGGCCAGCTTTATTCGCTTGGCACCGTCACGGGTGGAACTGGATACGTCAATGGCACGTATTACGATGTGCCGCTGACGGGTGGTACGGGTGAGGGCGCAAAGGCCACGATTGTGGTCGCTGGGGGTTCTGTATTCTCGGTCACCATTTCTGAGTATGGCAGCAAGTATGTGGTGGGCAACACCATGTCTGCGGCAGCATCTTCTATTGGTGGTACGGGATCGGGCTTTTCTGCCCCGGTGCAGTCCGTGCTCAACGCTGATGGCACCTCTTGGCTGGGCGACAACTTTGACAGCGTATTGTTCTACGGCACTCTGGTTGAGGCTTACACCTATATGAAGGGTGAGGCCGACATGATGGCCTTGTACGACGGCAAGTACAAAGAGGCTCTTGCTCTGGCCAAACGTCTGGGTGATGGACTTGAGCGCAGCGATGCCTACAGGTCGGGTCAGTACCGCGCAGCTCCGCTGCCGCAGAATAACGGGGTGGCTTGATGGCCTTTACCGGCAACTACTCCTGCAACACGCTGCGGTCGGGGCTTGCCAACGGCACGATCAACTTCGCCTCAGACACGTTCTATCTGGCGCTGTACACCAACTCAGCCACGCTGGATCAGACCACCACGGCGTACACAGCGATTGGTGAAGCCTCAGGGGGCAACTATGTCGCCGGGGGCCAGATTGTGACCGCCACCATTGCAAGCCAGGACACAGCCAGCGGCAGCATCACGTACGTCAACTTCTCCTCTCCAGCATGGACTGGGGCGATTACAGCGCGTGGTGCCTTGATCTACACGCCGGGTGACAACGGCGCTGTGTGCGTGTTGGACTTTGGGTCTGACAAAACCTCGACCACCACTTTCACCGTACAGATGCCTGCCAACACGAGCACATCTGCCCTCATCCGACTTGTTTAAGGAGTCACCATGTCTTATGAAATTGCAAAAGCCTCTGACGCCGTTTCTGGCGGTTTGATTGCAGGCACCAAAAACACCGAGGTGGCAAAAGCCACTGGCCGCTTCCGCATGGAGTGCTACGACAAAGACGGCATTCTCAAGTGGACCGCTGAGTCCCAGAACCTTGTGGTCAACGTGGGTCTTCAGTACATGGCCGGAACCGCTCTGACAAGCACGGCGCAGATCACCACTTGGTACATCGGCCTGTATGGCGCTGGCGCGTCTAATACCCCGGCTGCTGGCGACACGATGGCTTCTCACATTGGTTGGACTGAGGTCACCCCGTACGCTGGCAATCGCCCAACGGCCACGTTTGCTGCGGCCACCAACGCCAACCCCTCTGTTGTGACCAACAGCGCATCCCCCGCATCGTTTAGCATCAACGCTACTCAGACAGTGGGCGGTGCGTTCTTGACCAGCAACAACACTGCTGGCGGCTCCACCGGAACCCTGTTCTCGGCTGCTGACTTTCAATCGCCTGGGGATCGTAACGTGGTATCCGGTGATACATTGAATGTATCGTACACCTTCTCTCTGGCTGGTTGATGGGGGTAGTCGATGATCAAAATCGACTTTGAGTTTGACTCACCGCACGGCGTCTTTCGGGACGCCCTTCATCTGCCTGAGAACCACGGCATGACCGACGCTGAGATTCAAGCGATGAAGCAGCAGCGGTTTGATAACTGGATTGCCATCGTCACTGCCCCGCCAGTTGAAACTCCGCAGGAGTAAGCATGGCCGACAGGTATTGGGTTGGTGGCACCGGCACTTGGAACACCACCAGCACAACTAACTGGTCCGCGTCCTCCGGCGGACCCAATGGTGCGTCTGTCCCTACCGTAGCGGATAGCGTCTTCTTTGACCAAGCAGGAACCTACACCGTCACCATGACGGGTGCTTTGGCCTGTCTGGACATCACGGTGTCAGCAGGTACGGTTACGTTTGCTACGGGTACATCCCCCACACTAAACGTTCGCGGCTCTATGTCGCTGTTGGCAGGCACGGTGTGGAGCAGTACGGGGGCGATTACGTTTAGTTCGACCACAACCGGCAGGACAGTTACGACCAACGGCGTAACAATTTCTGGGGGAATTGATTTTAACGGGGTTGGCGGCGGGTGGACGCTTGGAAGTGCTTTAACAACATCAGGTGACTTCTCCGTAAATGCCGGAACTTTTGACACATCTTCAGTTGGTAACTATTCGGTTACTTGTTCTAGGTTTCAGACTGGTGGCGTACAAACAAGAGTTATTAATTTAAATGCTTCAACAATAAGTATTTCAGGTATTGGCAGCTCCGCACTTCAGGTAAGTGGCCTTGCTTTTACTTTTAATGCTGGCACTAGCCAAATTAACTTGACTGGCACAGCCTCAGCGTTAGGAATTTTTTCTGATGGCGCAACTTTCAACAATTTAGCGTTTACTGGCACTACAACCGTCACCAAAACCATCACTGGCGCAAACACATTCAACAATCTTGCCGTTACCGGACCCGCATCCGCTGGCGTAACCACAGTCACCTTTGCCGCCCAACAAACCATCAACGGCACCCTGTCCACCACAGGCACAGCAGGTAACAGGCGAGTGTTCTTTGCATCGGCCACTTACGGCATCTCTGTTGATCTGGTGGTCAACTCTGCCCCAAGCCTGACAGACGCAGACTTCCGTGGCCTGTACGTCCGTGGCACATCAGCCCCGATCAGCGGAACACGCATCGGCAATCGCGGTGAGTGCAGGGGCATCACGTTCAGTACGCCTAAGACGGTGTATTGGAATTTGGCTGGCGCACAAAACTGGTCAGCAAATGCTTGGGCAACTACATCTACAGGAACGCCATCCACAGACAACTTCCCGTTGCCACAAGATACGGCTACGTTTACAAACGCAGGCTCGGTGACAGGGACAATTACGCTTGATTCTGCAATTCTTTATATTGGCAGTATTGATATGTCGGCGCGTACAAGCGCAATGACTATATCTTTTTTAAATCAGTATACGGTATATGGAAATTGGATAAATGGCTCTGGAACGACCCTCGCTACAGTAAACACCACCACCTTTTCCGGCGGCGGCACACAAACCATTACTAGCGCAGGTAAAACATTTTCAGGCGGCATCGCCATTGACACCTACGGCGGCACAGTACAGCTTGCTGATGCGTTGAACATTGGGTCAAACACGCTGACGGTTACAAACGGTACGTTTACTACAGCGGGGTTTGCGGTAACTGCCAGCAGTTTATCGTCCTCTAATACTAACGTACGGACTGTAAATCTTGGCGCGAGTACGGTTACTTTATCGCCCTCCGGCACTGGTATAATTACATTTACAACAAGCACAAACTTGACTTTTAATGCCGGTACATCCCAAATATCAATTAGCCAGAACGCTACTGGTACCGTAAACCTGAACCTTGGCGGGCAGACGTACAACAATCTTACGGTTAGTAACGCAGCAACGGGTGCTTTAACCGTAACCTTTACCGGTCAGAACACATTTAATAACCTGACATTATCTGGTACATCCGCTTCCGCAAACATTCAGGGTTTTTCATTTTCTGCAAACCAAACAATTAACGGCACTCTCACCTGTGCGGGCGCATCAGCAGTACAACGCATATTCCTGCGCTCCAGCACCATCGGCACTCCGCTCACCCTGACGGTCAACGCCATCTCTGCCACTGACTGCGACTTC